TGCCATCAAAACGATAAAAGGTGCAGTTAAAAAACGAGTTTTTTAACTGCACCTTTATTTATGTCGGTATTGCTGCCGATGAGACCCATCGTTTTGAAAAGGAAAAACGACCAAATCGGGTTTTACCACTTCGTGATTGGGGCATTACTGAAGCAGATGCACTCCAGTATTGTTACACAAAAGGCTTTGTTTGGCATGAGGATGGAGTAAGGCTATATGAGCTACTTGATCGTGTGAGTTGCTGGTGTTGTGGAAATAAGAACTTGAAGGAGTTGAAGAATATGTATTTGTACCTTCCATGGTATTGGAAAAAGCTGAAAGAACTTCAGTTAAATACCGATAGGCCCTATCGTCGTAATAGTGGAGAAACCATTTTTGATTTAGAGGAAAGATTTAGACGTGAATTGTTGAAGAAAAAAACTGATTAAAATGGCGTTAAAATGGCGAAGTTTCTGTTTGCTAAACTTGTCAATAACGATTACCTTTATAGACGTAAAGCATTAAAAGTCAATCAACATGAAGAGGAATGAAAAAATAGAAAAATTAGAAAGACTAGGTATTTTCAATCAATGGAAATATAACACAGAAAGAGCAAATGATACATTTAATATTGAGTGTCCTGACTTCTCAATGACAAATGAAGAGCGGGTGAACAATTTGTTAGATGTTGATTGCTGTTTTCATCGATTTCTAGCTATCTCATTCCCTTTTAATGGTACTCCTGAAGGCGTTGCTTTTTGGGAGAATATTGCAAAAAAATAATCGAACTTAATTGAATTGAAATTATGAGTAAAAAAGATTTAATAGAGCAGAACATTACAAGAGTTCAAGAATATGTGAGGGAACTTATTGAAGATGCAAAGTGGAATAATGGTGTTTCGGAAACTCTTGAATCTACTTCAATAATTGTAGGTAATAGTGATGATATCTATGATTTTGCAGTTTTATTTGCTTCTAATAGTGAATGTGTTTATTGTGAATTCATAAATGGTAAGATAGAGTACATTGATTGTGAACTAGATTGTGAAATATGCCAATTTGAAGGAAGACTAATTTTTCAATATATAAACGGAAGTTTTCATAATCCTACTGGTCAAATTATCGAACTATCAAAATTGTTGATGAAAGGCGAATTAAAAGACACAAAAAGTATCTTTTGTTCTATGGTACTTCGATTAATGGATACTGAAGAATACAATAACAATTATTGCAAATCATTGGATTTAGTTCTGAAGCTGTTTCCTGAAATAGATGGAGAATTATTAGAAAAGGAATTGGATAGATATATTTAAGCATTACAAGGATGAGTAAAATGAATTTAAATGAATTAAGAGACAAAGCATATAAAACAGCTTGTGAACATGGGTTTCACGATCAAGAGCTAAGTAACAATCATTTTCTTTGCCTTGTGATTTCTGAATTGATGGAAGCTGTGGAAGCAGATAGAAAAGGAAGGCGTGCTAATGTTGATCGGTATAATAAGAAGATTGCTAACAGCCGCATTTGTCAAGGATTGGATTCTGACATTCCCAAAGAGCGTGGTTACGAAGTCGCATACAATGAAACTATAAAAGGCTCAATTGAGGAAGAGTTAGTCGATGCTGTAATCCGCTTGCTTGACCTTGCAGGACTTCGAGGAATAAGCCTTGAACTTGCCAACGGAGATATTGATGACTGTATTGAAGATATGGCAGAAGCTTGTAAAGACGAAACTTTCACCGAATCAATCTATTCCATCTCTACACTTCCTGTTAGGTATGACGGAATATTTGATTTTCCTACAACCGTGAATGATATGATACTATCAATCTTCGGGCTTGCCAAGCACTTAGATATAGACCTGCTTTGGCACATCGAGCAGAAAATGAAGTATAACGAACTTCGTGAAAAGATGCACGGGAAGAAGTATTAACTCTCAATACCGAAGATAGAAATGAGTAAAGCGATAAATGAAAAAGTCCTGAATAGGTAGTCAGGACTTTACTGAGATTAGATATAAATCTGAAACATTAGAGATTCGACATATTTGCCTTTCATATCACTTCCAGTACTTGATTCAAGAGTCACATGATTGGTTTTTACTGTATAGCCATCAGGCATTAAGCTATTTATGTGATTACAAATAGCGTTTTCTAAATGGTTCGGTTCCCCGTAATAAGGAGTCTCACATACTACTTTTACAACAGTGTTTCCGGATGGCTCAAACAATCTCAGTGAAATCCCTTGATTAAGCTCATAGCCTTCTTTTGTAGATTTAATTACTAACATATTTTTATTTTTAAAATTAGACAACAAAGATAGGCAATAGTTATTTATAAAACAATGAGATGATTGATTTACAGTATGTAAATGATATGTAAATGGATAAATATTAATTAAAATCATAAAAAGAAATGAGCGTTTTTGTAAAGCATTTCAGCAAGAAGGTACCCCACAGGTGGTACAGACATGGAAGGAAGGTGTTCCGGCTGACTCCTAAAAGCATGTTTGACAAGAAATCCCGGACTTTCCATTATGAATGTATCGAGAACAACTATAAGAGCGGGTGCTACATCATAGGGTTCAACCTTTATGATGACATGATCCCGATAACGGAGGATGAGTGGCGGAACGCTATGGAGAATTGCATAAACCCGTATTGATTATGAGTGAATATTCATTGAAAGAAAGAGTTCAGATGTTAACATCATCGCTTGTATATGGCGGTCCTATGACATTTGAGCAAATCAAGAAATTAGATTGGTTGAAAAATACATCTGAATACGGAATATTATTCTATCTCCGGGAAGCTGAAAGATATGAATGGATAAAAACTAAATGTTTCAGCGGTGGTAAGCCGAATATCTATTCGGCAACGGCTAAAGGCCGAAGAATGGCTGAAGCAAGAGATTAATATTCAAATACAGAGTAAATATGAGTGAAGTAGAATTAAAGAAGTTGTTTCAAATAGAGGATATATTATCACTTCCTAATGCGATTTTTAAAATAATCTTTGATAATGACGAAAGATTGCATCATATATATCGAGAGTTATTACAACTCAATACTCATGATCTTTCAAGAGATTGGTTTCAAGATATATATGAGGGTGAATTGGCTCAAAGAAACCAAAACAAGCAGGATTTTACTCCTAATGTAGTAGGAATACTACTATCAAGATTGACAGGGGTTTCCAAAGGGGTGATTTACGAACCTACTGCCGGGAATGGTTCCCTTATTATTTCTAACTGGTGGCATAGAGTTAAAACTTTAGGAACTGATTTCAAACCGTCTGAACACCCCGTTGAATGCTGGGAGTTGTCTGATAGGTCTATTCCGTTACTCTTGCTTAATTTATCGATACGTGGTATTAATGCAACTGTGTATCATGGTGATGTACTTGTAAAATCAATAAAAAGTGAATATCGCTTGCTGAACGTGAAAGATATTCCATTCGATTTTTCCATTATAGAAAAGATTAGTTATGATTGACGATAATTTTATAAAGAATCTGTACCAATACACTAGGAAAAGAATCAATTTCTTGTTTCCTGGCATTGATATTAATTACATGGATATCTCTCATTCCGTTATAGCTGACGAACGTTTTTCTATTGAAAATTGGCGGGATTTGGTTGATCGCCTGATTTACGATGAGGTTTCCTTTATAAAAAGAAACAACCGTTTTGCGGAAGCTGATTTAGCAATTAGAAATGCTCCTGAAAATATTTTATTATGTAATAAATGTGGGGAGTATGTACCTGAAAGCAAATTCTATTTAAGTACGAAAATTTGTAATTCATGTTATTATATTGAAAATCGGGAAAAAATACTGAAGAATAATAAGGCATATCGGATTCGTAACAGAGACAAATTACTTGCCCGTAGGAAAGAATTGCGAAATGCCAATATTGAACATTATAGAGAATTGGAGAGGGCTAGTTACAAGCGTAGATATAAGGTTAATAAGGAAAAAATATTAGAGAAAAATAGAAAATATCAATTAGCTCACAAAAGTGAAATACGTGAGTATATGAAAATGTATTATCAAAAAAATAAATCACAATGGAAACAGTAATAGCAAATCCGCCCTTTTCCGCCAAATGGAGTGCAGATGTCTCTTTTATGGATGATGAACGATTTAGTGAAGTTGGGAAATTAGCCCCTAAATCAAAAGCTGATTATGCTTTTGTCTTGGATATAGTCCATAAACTGGATGTAACAGGGATTGCGGCTATAGTTCTTCCTCATGGAGTTTTATTTCGTGGCGCTGCCGAAGGTGTTATTCGCAGGTTTCTTATTGAAGATAAAAACTGCATTGATGCTGTCATTGGGCTACCGGCCAATATATTCTATGGTACTAGTATTCCTACTTGTATCTTGGTAATAAAGAAATGTCGTAAAGAAGATGACAACATCCTTTTTATTGATGCAAGCAAAGATTTTGAAAAGCTTAAAAACAAGAACTCTTTGAGTGATGAACAAATAGACAAGATTGTACAGACGTTCCAAGAGCGTAAGGAAATTAAGAAATACAGTCATTGTGCCACATTGCAAGAGGTTATGGCTAATGATTTTAATCTTAACATACCGAGATACATAGATGTATTTGAGGAAGAAGAACCTATTGACATTAAGGCTGTTATGGATGAAATAAAAGAGCTGGAAGCCAAACGTGCCGAATTGGATAAGGAGATTGATGTTTATTTGCGAGAATTGAAACTGATTTAAATAACAAATTTATAAGATATGAAATTGGATGATGTGTACAAGGCTTGGATTTCTGTAAAGAAAAGGCAAGTCAAGACTAGTTCACTGGCATCGTACCAGCAGATATACGTGAAAAAGCTTTCTCCAATATTAGGATGTATGGAAGTTGGGGAATTGAGCAAAAAGGTTATTGTGCCATTCATGAACGATCTTATGGATAATTCGGGGTTGTCTGTGAAGTACTGCAATGATATTCTGATAGTTCTAAAAATGCTAATTCGGTTTGCTGACGAAGAGTTAGACCTTGAGGTACATAACATTACATGGAAGATGGTATGGCCTAGTAAAAATAAGATAGCTGCTCAAAAGCTGGAACGTTATTCTCCTGCTGAATATAAGAAAATCGTCGATTACGTGTTAGCGAATCCATCTCCACGTAATCTTGGAATTTTGCTAACGATATGTTCTGGTATGCGTATAGGGGAAGTATGTGCCTTACAATGGAAGGATATAGATTTAGATAAAAAGACTATTCATATTTGTAAAACCTTAGAACGCATATATATGCCAGGCGAGGATGGTACATTTAATAAAGCAAAAACCCATATTGAGATTGGGCCCCCGAAAACTTCAAATTCTGATAGGTATATTCCTATCTTAAAGAACATTTTTCCTTTGGTGAAGAAGTTTTCTGCTGTGTGTAATCCCGATTATTATGTGTGTACTTGTGGTGAGCAATATACAGAACCTCGGACTTTGCGGAATTATTATGAGAAATTTATTCTTGAAAAGGTAAAACTAGACCACTGTATCAAGTATCATGGATTAAGGCACACCTTTGCCACGACTCTTATAGAGAATAAAATTGATGTCAAAACTGTATCTACTATTCTTGGTCATTCAGATGTAGGTACCACTTTGAATATTTATGTTCATCCATCAGAGGAAGCTAAAACCGATGCTGTTAATTCAGGATTAAGGAGAATTTTTAAATAGCCCCAAATAAGCGATGAATATTGGAATATTAGCAGTCGATAGCAATTATCCTAATCTAGCTTTGATGAAGATAAGTAGCTATCACAAGGCAAGAGGTGATAATGTAGAATGGTATAATCCCCTTTGTTCTTATGATAAGGTTTACATTGCAAAAGTATTTAGCTTTACGCCGGATTACGGCTATTACATCAATGCCGATCAAGTTGAGAAAGGCGGTACTGGGTATGACATAAAAAAGGTTCTTTTGCCAGAGATTGATAGAATGATTCCTGATTACGATCTGTATAATGTTGATAAAAATTTGGCTTATGGCTTTCTCACCCGCGGATGTCCAAACCACTGTAAGTGGTGTGTGGTACCGAAGAAAGAAGGAAACATCGCTACTTACATGGATATTGAAGAGATAGCCGTTAATGGGAGAAAAAACATTATACTCATGGATAACAACATACTTGCATCCGACTACGGTTTGCAGCAGATTGAAAAGATTATCTCCATGGGAGTACGTGTAGACTTCAATCAAGGTTTAGACGCCCGGCTGGTAACGGATGATATAGCCCGGTTGCTTGCTCGTGTTAAATGGATTAAGCGCATACGGTTCGGTTGTGATACACCGGGACAAATTGCAGAATGCGAACGTGCTACGGCTTTGATTGACAAATACGGGTATAAAGGCGAGTACTTCTTTTACTGCATCTTATTGAAGGATTTCAAAGAAGCATTTGAACGAGTAAATCATTGGAAAAAGAAGGGTGGTCGGTTCTTACCACATTGTCAGCCTTACCGGGACTTAAATAATCCTCGTCAAATTATTCCTCAATGGCAAAAGGATTTAGCCGGATGGGCTGATAAGAAGTGGGTGTTTAGAAGCTGTGAATTTAAAGACTTTACTCCTAGAAAGGGTTTTAAGTGTAGGGAGTATTTTCAAAAATAAGATTTAATCTTTAGGATTTTATGTTGAACCTAGGTGTGTCTTTAAACAAGATGCACCTTTAGTTTTTGTGATGATGAGAAAAATGATTGTAACCGGCAGTGAGGGATTTATTGGTAAAGCCCTTTGCCGAGAATTAGCTAAAAGGGATGTCGAAGTCATAGGACTTGATCGAAAGTCTGGTATTGAAGCCACAAAAGTATGTGAGCTCCTGAAAAATGGGGGTATTGATTGTGTGTTTCATTTAGCGGCGCAAACTAGTGTGTTTAATGGAAACCTGGAACAAATCAGGAAGGATAACATTGATACTTTCATGCGAGTAGCTGATGCATGTAACCAGTATCATGTGAAGTTAGTATACGCCAGTTCGTCAACGGCGAATCCGGAGAATACCACTTCCATGTATGGAATAAGCAAGTATTTCGATGAACAGTATGCATCTATCTATTGTAAGGCTGCGACCGGGTGCCGGCTGCATAATGTATATGGACCTAATCCGCGAAAAAGAACTCTTCTCTGGTTCCTGATAGAAAAGGAAAACGTGTCTTTATACAATTGTGGTCAGAATATCCGGTGCTTCACTTACATAGATGATGTCGTCGAAGGGCTTATTTATGCGGTGGGCTGTAACCGGCAGCTTATCAATATTTGTAACGTCCAACCTGTGACTACTATGTATTTTGCTTCTTTAGTAAAATACTACAAACCGCTTGAAATTGAGCTAATTAATGAAAAACGGGATTTTGACAATTTAGAGCAGTCGGTGAACCGGGATATCTATTTAGTACCTTTGTCTTATACATCTGTCGAGGATGGAGTAAAGAAGATTTTTGATGAAAAGAAAGGGAAAGATATGTCGTATTGATGACTGGGATAAGCCGGAAGCGGTGAAATGTAAGAGCTGGTCTCATCAGGAACGGTTATGTGATCTGAAAGAAAAGGTATCACTTCATAAAAAGGGTGATATCTATTACATCTCCCAGTTCACTCGTTCCAAGACTGGTACCAGCTTTTCAGAAATTAAACAGTCGGAGGAACTTGCATCATTCTTTGCAGAGAGAGCGTGTGAGTTTCTCCACCGCTTCATAGTAGGGGGATATGAAGGATGGTGTATAGTCACCACACCGCGACGGAGACACAACGAGGGCTTTCATTTTTCAACCTCTATCTGTACGAAAATTGCGGGGGCGGTGAAAATACCATTCTATGAGAATGCAATCCAGTGCCTAACTAAAGATAGATTGAATCCGGAATTCTTTCTTCTTCGTCCGATAAAGGAAAAGAAAATAATAGTGTATGATGACATATTAACAACTGGCAGCACACTGCTTGCCACCTATGAGCTTTTAAAGGATAGAGAGCAGCTTCTTTTTCTCGTAGGAATAAATAACAATTGATATGGGAAAGCAAGAGAAACCATTAACATTCAAGCAAGAGAAATTCTGTAAATACTACGTTGATACAGAAGGTAATGCTAGTGAAGCATATAGGATGTCTTATGATGCGTCAAAGATGAAACCTGAAACGATTTGGAGTGCTGCTAGCAGATTGTTAGCCAATAGCAAGGTTAGTGCAAGGATAAGTGAGATTAAGCAACAGAGGGCGAAAGAGACTGAAGTAGAGAGGAAAACGGTCGAGAAGGTATTAATGGATATTGTACTCGCTGATCCCGATGATTTACATTATGTAGACCCTGTTACCGGGAAAACAAAGATGAGAAGTCCGTCCCAACTTCCAAAGCGTGCCCGTAATGCGTTGAAGAAGATTCAGAATAATAGAGGAGTGGTTAATTATGAGTTCAACGGTAAAACAGAAGCCGCTCGTTTGCTTGGTGCCTGGAATGGATGGGAAGCCGATAAGAATGTCAACATCAAAGGTGGAGACGGAAATAAAGTCGGTGAACTTCGTATCGGATTTGAAGATAATGAGGATTCGGAAGAATAGAACAATTTGAACTGCAAAATCCGGTATTCACCCTACGGAGAAACCTTACTTTTAGAACAATATGGTTATAAATTATAAGAAGCTAAATCCTAACGGATTCTATCTATTGAAGTACTTGAATGATGAGACTATCCGTTTTATCATTCTCTATGGAGGTTCATCTTCCGGTAAATCGTATAGTGTGGCACAAACCATACTGATACAGACATTACAGGATGGTGAAAACACTCTTGTTATGCGTAAGGTAGGAGCTTCTATTCTCAAAACCATTTATGAAGATTATAAAGTCGCTGCGGCCGGTCTTGGCATCTCCCATTTGTTCAAGTTCCAACAGAATACTATTAAGTGTCTGGTTAATGGTGCGAAGATAGATTTCTCCGGTCTTGATGATCCGGAAAAGATAAAAGGTATCTCCAATTATAAGCGTGTTCAGTTAGAGGAATGGTCAGAGTTCGAGCATCCGGATTTCAAGCAGTTACGTAAGCGTCTCCGTGGTAAGAAAGGGCAGCAGATTATTTGTACTTTCAACCCGATTAGTGAAAGCCATTGGATAAAGAAAGAGTTCATCGACAAAGATAAATGGCATGATGTACCGATGACTGTTACCATTGCCGACAAAGAGTTGCCGAAAGAACTAACCAAGGTTAAATCCGTAAAAAAGAATGCACCCAGGCAAATACTTAATCTTCGTACTAAGCAAATCGAGGAACAGGCACCTAATACAGTTATTATCCAATCTACCTATTTGAATAATTTTTGGGTTGTCGGTAGTCCTGACGGTACGTATGGTTTCTATGATGAGCAATGTGTTGCCGATTTTGAGTATGATAGAGTTCACGACCCGGACTATTACAATGTGTACGCATTGGGAGAATGGGGTGTCATTCGTACCGGTAGCGAGTTCTTCGGTTCTTTCAATCGTGGCAAACATTCCGGTGAGCATAAGTATGTTCCGGACTTACCTATTCATATCTCTGTCGATAACAACGTGCTTCCGTATATCAGCGTATCATATTGGCAGGTCGATTTCACAACTGGTACCAAGGTTTGGCAATTCCATGAAACGTGCGCTGAAAGCCCCAACAATACTGTAAAGAAAGCTTCCAAACTTGTTGCAAAGTATCTGAAATCTATCCAATATTCTGATAGGTTATATGTACATGGTGATGCTTCAACGAAAGCGGCAAACAGCATTGACGATGAGAAGCGTTCCTGGATGGACTTATTCATAGATACATTGCAAAAAGAAGGGTTCGAGATTGAAGATAAGGTAGGCAACAAGAATCCGAGTGTAGCGATGACCGGTGAGTTTATCAATGCTATCTTTGATTGTACAGTTCCCGGTATAGAGATATACATTGACGAATCATGTTCGGTATCTATTGAGGACTACATGAGCGTACAGAAAGATGCTAACGGTGCCATTCTTAAAACCAAGGTCAAGAATAAAACTACCTTGCAGACATATGAGGAACATGGTCATTTATCCGATACGTTTCGCTATGTTGTTGTGGATTTGTGTAGTGAGCAGTATATAGAGTTTAGTAACCGGCGAAAAAGGAACTTGTATGCTTGTAATGGCACTATTAATTTCTTCAATCCAGATACCGAATGTAAATACACTAAGAAGATTCTATATGTGATGCCGAATGTTAATGGGAAATTTGTCCTTATACAAGCGTTTAGATGTGGGAATAAATGGCATGTTGTTGATGTAGTATTTATGGATACTACTTCAACAGAAGATATACGTTCTTCTATTTTGTCCCATGAATCTGATTCATGTGTAATTGAATGTACGGATGCTTATTTCCCTTTTATCCGGGAACTCCGTTCTAGTACAAACAAGGAGATTCGTGTAATGAAAGAGTTTCCGGATGTAGATAAGCGTATTGCTGCAACATCTGATTATGTGAAAAATAGTATTCTTTTTTCTGCATCAAAAGTAGAATCTGATACGGAATATGTTGCCTTCATGAATAATCTGATGGACTATAATAAAGATAGTGAAACAAAAGAGGCCAGTGCTGTTTTGAGTGGGCTAGTACAGTTCGTTGTAAAATTAGGTTTGAATTGAATTGCGTTATATGTGATTGAAAATAAGGATGTTGTATTGTTGATATTATGTTTTCGTAATTTCAAGATTTTAGTGTTTTGGAAAACGGTTTTCCTTTTTACTTAGTTTTGCTCAAAAAGGAACCCAATGAATATTTTTTTTGATAATCTATTTGGAAAGAAATCTAAGACTAAAGGTGAAGTTGAAATAGTTACTTCATCTGAAAATAAGGATATAGATACTCAAAGTGGCAAGGCTGAAAAATGGTCAGTTGCATACATTGAGGACCTTACTAGTCCTATTGTAGCGGGCAGTAACTATCTAACGCTATTCAGTACGATACCTGAAGTCTTTTTCCCGATCGATTATATTGCATCGCGAATTGCAGGTGCTAATTTTCAATTGAAGAAAACTAAGGATGACAGTATAGTATGGGCGAATAAACGAATGAATGGCATACTTAGTCGTCCTAATTGTTTGATGCGTTGGAAAGAATTGATTTATCAGCACCATATTTATAAATTGTGTACAGGGAATAGCTTTATTCGTGCCGCTATGCCTGATGTCTTTTCTACAGCTGAAAAATGGAGATATTGCGATAATTATTGGGTGCTACCTTCTGATAAGACTATTGTAGAACCTGTTTACGGGAATATACCATTGTTTGGCATTGCCCAAACAGAAGATATTATTCGTAGCTATCGTTTGGAGTATGGTTGGAATGGTAGTTTGGAAATTCCTCCATACCAAATATGGCATGATAGAGACGGAAGTGCAGAGTTCTATTCAGGGGCTATGTTCTTGAAGTCCAAAAGTCGTCTTGCTTCCCAAAATAAGCCAATGTCAAATCTAATAGCTGTATATGAAGCTAGAAATGTGATTTATGTAAAGCGGGGTGGATTGGGCTTTATTGTAAGTAAGAAAACTGATGCTACCGGTTCAATAGCGTTGACTGACGATGAAAAGGAACAGCTTTTGAAGCAAAATTTTGAGAAGTATGGTGTAAGGAAGGGCCAGGTACCTTATGGTATTTCAGATGCAGACATTGACTTTGTTCGTACTAATCTTTCTATTGCAGAGTTACAGCCGTTTGAAGAGACTTTGGCTGATGCAATAAATATTGCAGGGGCATACGGCATCCCTGCCGTTCTTGTTCCGCGAAAAGACCAGTCCACATTTAGCAATCAGGCTACTGCTGAAAAGAGCGTATATTGTTCAACTGTTATTCCTATGGCCAAACAATTCTGCAAGGATTTTACAGCTTTCCTTGGTCTTGAAGGAGGGGGATATTATTTGGATTGTGATTTCTCTGATGTTGATTGTTTGCAGGAAGGATTGAAAGAATCCGAAGACGTAAAGACAAATATAAATAAACGTTGTCGTGAACAATTCTCATGTGGGCTTATAACACTCAATGACTGGCGTGCCCAAATAGGCGAAAGTATGATAGAAAATCCCTTGTTTGACAAATTGAAATTTGATATGTCAGATGAGGAACTGGATAAAGTAGATCGAGTTTTTAACACTAAAAGTGGAGATGAAAAAGATGGAAGAGAAAATCAAAAGCCTTCAGTACAAGACAAAGGCAAATGATGTTGATGAGAAGGGTATCGTTACCGTTGCGGTGAACGGTATCGGTGTGAAGGACTCACAAAATGACATATCTATGCCCGGCTCATTCAATAAGACATTGAAAGAAAATATTGGTCGGATGCGTTGGTTCCTGAATCATCGTACAGACCAGTTGTTAGGTGTTCCGTTGAGTGGTAAGGAAACAGAAGGTAATTTGGTTATGGTCGGTCAGTTAAATCTTGAAAAACAGATTGGCCGTGATACGTTAGCTGATTATAAGCTGTTTGCAGAGAATGGAAGAACCCTAGAACACTCTATCGGAGTAAAAGCCATCAAAAGGGATTCTATCGATCCTTGTAAGGTGCTTGAATGGCGTATGATGGAATATTCAACATTGACAAGTTGGGGGAGTAATCCACAGACGTTCCTTGTGAATATCAAGTCTGCTACTGCTGACCAGGTAAAGGAAGCTGTTGATTTCGTCCGGAAAGCGTTCTTGCAGCATGGATATAGTGATGAACGTTTAAAAGGATACGATATGGAATTAAGTTTATTACTGAAGAGCCTCAACGGTGGTGCCGTTGTCTCATGTCCTCATTGTGGTTATCAATTTGATTATGATGCAGAAACAGAGCATACCTTTGCCCAACAGGTATTAGATTATGCTGCTGATTATCAGAGATGGATAACACAGGACATTGTAAGGGAAGAAATGGAGAAGCTCACTCCGGAGATTAGAACCCAAGTAATTTCTCTTATTGATTCTGTCAAATCAGAAAAGAAAGAATTTTCTCAAAAGGGTCTACAAGACCTTATGAATTATGTAAGATGTCCCCACTGTTGGGGAAAAGTATATCGTTCGAATGCTATTCTGCAAAACACTTCTGAAGATACCACCGGAAAAAATGAGCCGTCTGTTGACACTCAAGAAAAGAATGACGGGGAAAATGGGAACGATGAAGTGACGATTAAAGCCGCTGATAATGGCACTTTACTCGATTTTAAGAGTTTGAATAGCTGTTTCGAGAATAAATAACTTAAAATTTAAATTTTATGCCAATTAGAAAATTTACAGTATCAGATTTTAATCTGAAAACGGACGGCTTGCCGGCAGAACAGAAGGCGTTTATGGAAAACATCGTCGGCATGATGTGTGAAGTAGTAAACAAGTCCCTTGAAGGAATTGCATCACCGGATGAGGTATCAAAACAGTTTGACGATATTAATAAATTGCTGAAATCCTATGACAATGAGAAGTTCCAGCAATTGGTTAAAGACAATGAAGAACTCGTTGCCCAGGTAAAGACCCTTGGAGAAAGTATTGAGAAAATGAAACAAAAGGGCTTGTCTATGAATGCTATCAACAAGTTCGATGAGAAGTTGAACGAGATGCTTGATTCTGAAAAATTCAGAGATTTCGCAGAAGGAAAAACACGCAAATCAGGAGAGTTTGACGGCTTCTCCTTGAAAGATGTCGTTTCCATGACTGACAATTACACCGGTGATTTGTTGATTACTCAACAACAGAAACGTGTTGTGACTCAGGTTGCCAACAAAAAGTTGCATATGCGTGATGTATTAACGACGCTGACAGCTGATCCTGCATATCCTCAACTCGCCTATGCGCAAGTATATGCTTTCAACCGCAATGCCCGTTTTGTAACAGAGAACGGTCGTTTACCGGAATCAAGTATCAAGGTAAAAGAGATACAGACAGGAACTAAGCGCCTTGGTACTCATATCCGTATCTCAAAACGTATGTTGAAATCAAGAGTGTACATTCGTTCCTACATCTTGAACATGCTTCCTGAAGCTGTTTGGATGGCAGAAGACTGGAACATTTTGTTTGGTGACGGTAATGGTGAGAATTTGCTTGGTATTATTAATAATACTGGGGTGACTTCTGTAGAGAAGATTATTAGTACAGCCATTGTTACAGGTGCCGCCGGTGCTGTAAAAGCTATTACCGGATATAACGGTGATAAGGATGTAATTGTAGAGTTTGCAGAACCACAGGATTTGATTCTTGATGGAATGAGTATCACGTTCGCTGGTGCCGCTGTTCTTACAGAACTGAACAAAACACACGCTCTTGTGAAAATGGAAGATGGTCGTATCCTTATTCCTGGTGTCGCGTTCTCCGGTGCTGAAACGGCTACGGATAAAATGACATTCAGTGTTCATGAAGCCGGCTTTAAGAACATTGAGGAACCCAACTCTGAAGATGTAGTGAAAACAGCTTTCGCCGCAATGACATATGCCCAGTATTTTCCGAATGCTATTATTCTTAATCCAATGACTGTTAACGGTATGGAATCAGAGAAAGATACGACAGGACGTAATCTTGGTATCGTTAAAATGGTTGATGGGGTGAAATATATTGCCGGTCGTCCGATTATCGAGTATGGTGGTATTCTTCCAGGTAAGTATCTTTTAGGTGACTTTAACCAAGCTGCAAATTTGGTTGATTATACCACTTTGACACTTGAATGGGCTGAAGATGTGGAGACCAAGCTTTGCAATGAGGTTGTGCTGATGGCACAAGAAGAAGTTATCTTCCCGATTTATATGCCGTGGGCTTTCGCTTATGGGGATTTGGCCGCATTGAAGACTGCAATAACTAAAGCGTAGGATTATGGATTACATACTTAGAGGTAACGATAAGGATGTAACCAATGTGCTTAAAGAGCAACGCATTCGGATTAATAGAGGGATGATTCAACTCATCCCTATTTCCGAATGTGGTCTTGTTACAGAAGAAGATGCCCGAAAGACATTGGAATGTATGCTTGCAGAGAAAAATGAAGAGATTGGCAGGCTTACTGCATCCATTGTAGAGAAAGATAAGACAATTGTTGAACTGACAGAAGAGCGTGAAACAATGAAAGCTCGCATTGCAGAACTTGAAGTACAGGTGCCTTCTGATGAAAAGAATCTTCCGGTTGCCGATTCAAAAGATTTGCAAGAGGAAGATGCCAAGGAGGTAACTGTTACAGATGATAAAGCCGTTTCCGTAGAAGATGAAAAGAAAACCGGGAAAGGCAAGACTTCTAAATAACTATCGCTATGTTGATTGATGTTTCATATTTTATGTCAGGTCCCAGGCATATTGAGAATGTTTCGGTCGCTGAAATGCCTTCGCCCCAATCTCTTGCTGTGAATGAGGTGATAAATGGGTATATTAAGGCATTTCAGCCCGAATTTCTCCGGAATGTTGTTGGTGTGACTCTTTCCCAAGCTATCACAGATTATTTGGAGCTTATTGAACGGGAAAAGGAAGATTCTTCAGATGAAGTTGATATTTCAGAAGAGAAGGAAGCCCCCCAGTCCGGATATGCAGTATTATGCGAGAAGCTGTGTGAACCGTTCGCTGACTATGTCTTTTATCATATTCTTCGTGACGCAAACACCCAGGCTACAATAACCGGGCTTGTCCGTTTGAAATGTGCTAATGAATATGTAGCTCCTTTGAAGAGACAAGTAAGCACATGGAATAGCATGGTAGAGAAGAATAAACAGTTTGTTGAATGGGCTATGTCGAATGATTGTCCTTTCGATGTGCAAATAACCAAGAATCTTTTGACCCCAATTAATGCTTTCAATTTATGATAGATTTAGATATAACAGAACTGTTTGAGGAGATTGTAAAGGAACTTCCAGAAGGGCTTGAAATTCTCTATCCAAATGGGAAAGGGGGAACTAAAGTTATGAAGTCCCCAAGGTTGAATTACATCTTCGGTAGCAGTCAATATATCAAAGATATTTTAGATGAATACAGTAAGTCTTCTGCCCAGTCTGAAAGGAAGTTTCCATTGGTTGCACTATTCACTCCAATTAGTGAGGATAGAGGTGATGCGGATTATTTTTCAAAAGCAAAGGTTTCGTTAATTATAGCATGTTCTTCTTGTAAAGAGTGGAGCAATGAGATGCGCAGAACCACATCTTTTAAAAATATCCTTCGGCCAATCTATAAACGTTTATTGGAAGTATTATATGAAGATTCTCGGTTCGACTGCGACTATGACGAAAAAGTGAAACATAGTTATTCAGAAAACTATTCATATGGCAGATACGGAGCCTATACAGATTCCGGTGAGGCTGTGAGCGAGCCGATTGATGCCATAAATATACGCTCGATGGAAATAAAAATTAATAATCTTAATTGTAGAAGAAAATGAGAAAGATTAGAACGTGTAAGGGTTCCCGGATGAACACTGGTAGTTCTGCTTGTAGCATTGACTGGAAAAAGGTCAAAGGTGCTATCTTGACAGAACATGGTGTCAAACTCCCTGCTGATATAACAGGTGAGAAGTTGCTCGAATTGTGCCATGCAGACCGTCCCGGGCGTATTTACCCTATTTTGCCATTCCTGGAGTATGCCAAGAATGGTGGAGAGCCTCAAGTTAATCCTGTAGGGTACGGTGCAAGTGAATACAACGGGCTTAGCGCTCAAACAGACACCTTCACTTTGAAGAAATTTGATGAGGTTTTGAATGCCCAGCTTCTGAAATGTGCCAATAAAGGATGGGACGTTTACTTTTGGAATCAGGATAATATGTTGATCGGTTATAATGATGACACTGATATCCTTGCCGGTATTCCGATGTCTACTGTTTACCCGACCGTGACACAGTACCCGACCAGTAGTGCTAAGTCTGCGATGACTGTTAGTTTTTCACATGAAGATGTGGAAGACAGCCAATTGCACTTTGACTACGTGCAGTTAGACTTCAATCCCAAGAATTTCGTTAAAGGCTTGGTTGATGTTGTGTTTCAAAAGTTGGAGGCCGAAAATACTTACAAAATAGTTGAAGTTGTTGGTGGTTATGACCGTACAGAAGAATTTGGCAGTCTTATTGCTGATGGTGCTGCTGAAGTTATGAATAACGTAACTTCTGCTACATATTCGGATGGTATCATTACCATTGTTCCTAAAGCCGGGGCGGTTCCTTCGTTGAAAGCTCCTTCTGTATTGTATGAAAAAGGAATCAGAGGTATCGAGCAGGTGTCATGAAGGTAGATAATGTTACGTTCGTCGAGGTTGCTGTGAAGGGCATGACGAAGGAAGAGTTTATTAATGCGCACATTAAAGTCGTGTGGCAGGAACTGAAGGAAGCTGACCGCAAGAAGAAGCTCTCGGAAGTGTACGATGCGATAACTAAGTAACCGACGGGCTGGGGTGTGATTACAGCCCGGCCCGTTATATTTTTACTGTATGGCAGATTTTGATGAATTACATAGAGTTATTCATTCCATTGCATCCGGGTTTGAAGAGGAATGTATTAGGTGTATGGAAGAACATAAGAATGTGCTCGTTGATTGCATTCAGGAGCAATTATATTCCGGTCTGGACGGTACTGAACATCTATTGAATCCTGATTATGATACTGACACCTATTTTAACGAGCCCGGTCCCTGGCAGAACCGTGCGGAACAATATAAACGATGGAAGGAGAGGATAACTCCACCTCTTAGAAGTGAGATGCTTTATTTGCCACCGCGTCCGGTTGAGGTACCTAACCTCTTTATTACTGGTACTTTCTATGATAGCATAACTGCCGATAGAATTGATTCCGGGCTTCGATTCTCAACGAAAGGATTTACGGACGGTAGTTCTATTGAGAAGAAATACGGTGAGCAGATTTTAGGCATTGGTGATACAGCTAAAGAGTACTTTAATATTATGTATCTCCGTCCCTGGATGGAACGTTTCTTTTCAGAATGTGGATATCGGTAGAAAATGGCTTGTAGTTGCGAAATAAAAAAGATGCAGAGTGAACTGGAACGTATCAGTGATCTTGCAAAGAAAGCAGCTGTCTTGGATGGTTGCATGTATGTCGTTTATCAGAAAGAAGATGGTATCTATGCTTTTGATAAACTAGGAGTTGAGATAAAAGGAAAGATTGTTGAATATAGACATTACCTGTAATTATGGCAGATTTAAAATTAAAAGATTTCGTTGATGAGAACGATTTGCAGAAATTGGTGGAGCTTGATAATACTATTGAGCGTGTGAGGGCTGATTATGTTAATGTGGCCAAAGAATTAGCAAAAGGTTTGAAACTAAATGTAGAAGGCGTTGCTGATCTTGAAAAGTTGAGTAATCTTTATAATACTCAAGCAAAAACGGCTGGTTCTGCATCTGCTGAATTAACCGAGGCTCTTAGAAAACAGTCTGAAATAACTCAAACTGTCAGTAAGAAGATAGAGGAAAAGCTAAATGTAGAGAAATTATCTGCTGCTGAATTGAAGAAACTAACCAAGGCAAACTCGGATAATGCTGCGTCCTTGGAAAAGGCTGCTAAAGCGGAAGCTAACTTGACAAAAGCGCAGAATGCCGGTAATACTACTCGTAAGAAAGCTGTTTTATCTGAAGAAGAACGTTTAAAACTTATCAGAACTGCTATTACCTTGACTAATCAGGAAGTACATAGCCGTTCACAAGCAAAGGAAATGAATAAGCAGCTGCAAAAGGCTGTTGATGTTTTGAAAGATACGGATGAAAACTATATTCGTACACTTGCCCGTCTTAATTCTACTATTGGAATCAACACTGATTACATAAAGCGAAATTCCGATCGATATAGTCAACAGAAAATGACAATTGGTGCATACCGGGAAGAAGTGAAGGCTGCATGGGTTGAGATACAGAACGGTAATAAGTCCATGCAGAATATGGGTATTATTGCCCGGAATGCAGGAAGGATGCTTAAAACGGAGATGGCTCCTGGGCTAAGCCAAGTTAGTGCAGGATTGAAAGGATGGGCTGCTGGATATATTGGTGCACAAGCTGTTGTTAGTGGAGTTGTTGCTTTATTTACAAAACTGCGTGAAGGAGTAGGTGATATTGTTAAATTTGAATTAGCTAATAGTAGGCTTGCTGCAATATTAGGAACCACTTCTGATAAAGTGAAGGAGTTAACTGCGGATGCTCAACGTTTGGGTGCTACAACGAAATACACTGCATCCGAAGCTACGGATTTGCAAATAGAACTTGCTAAACTAGGTTTTACTCGAAAAGAAATATTAGATGCAACAGAGCACGTTCTAAAATTTGCACAAGCTACCGGGGCAGAATTAGCAGATGCGGCTTCATTGGCAGGTGCTTCTCTTCGTATGTTTAATGCTGATACAAGAGAAACTGAAAGATATGTGTCTGCGATGGCTGTCGCAACAACCAAAAGCGCATTGTCGTTTTCATATCTCGCTACTGCATTACCAATTGTTGGACCGGTTGCAAAAGCCTTTAATTTCAGTATTGAAGATACTTTGGCTTTGTTGGGTAAATTATCGGATGCCGGCTTTGATGCTTCAATGGCTGCTACTGCTACCCGTAATGTTTTTCTAAATTTAGCTGATAGTAATGGAAAGCTGGCAAAGGCGTTAGGTAAGCCCGTTAAAACATTGCCTGAGTTAGTTGAAGGATTGAAATCGCTAAAAGAAAAAGGGGTAGACTTGAATACTACTCTTGAATTAACTGATAAGCGTAGTGTTGCCGCTTTTAATGCCTTTCTCACCGCTGTTGATAAAATATTACCACTTAGAGAACAGATTACTGGTGTAGAACGTGAATTGGGCGATATGGCTCACACGATGGGAGATAATGTTCATGGAGCTCTTGCTAACTTATCTTCAGCATGGGAAGCGTTTATGCTTTCTTTCTCCGAGTCAACGGGACCTGCTAAGGAGTTTCTTAATTGGATGGCTGATAAAATAAGAGGTATCGCCAATGATTTGAAATCTCCTGAAGAAAAAATAGAAAAGATAGATTATAATTTTAGAACACTTGCAAAAAAAGATGCGAACAAAAAGTTATTGGAAGTAGAAAAAGATTTCCAGACAGAATATAAGAGGCTTATTGATGCTGGTGATACAGAGGAACAAGCATACACAAAAGCTGTTATTCAAATGAAAAATAAACGTATTGAAGTAACGGCCCAAGAGAGAGAAGCTTTAAAACGGATGAAAACTCGTGCTCAATATGCAACATCAGAGTTTGAAGATATGTCTTGGATAAAGAATGGTGCTGCTAAAATGTTTGGCTATTACACATCGGAAGCAGAAAAAGCGGATAAGGCTCAGTTGGAATTTTCTAAAAACTTATTTAAAATAGCATCTAGCGATGAGTTTAATCGTGGACTTGATGTGATTGCAGAAAAGTTCCGTCCAAAGGGTAACGACAAAAATGGTTCAGGTATAACAGTCCTTACTGATAAAGAAAAACGTGAACAGGAAAAAGCTCTCAAAGAGAAGCTGAAAATTCATGAAACTTATCAGGAATCAGAACTAGCTCTTATGGATGAGGGACTGGAGAAAGAACTTGCTAAAATTGGTGTTGCTTACTCAAAGAAGATTGCTGCCGTCAAGGGTAATAGCAAAGAGGAAATTGCTACACGTCAAAATTTAGCTAAGGAAATGCAGGAAAAGCTAGATGAGTTTACTATTAAGTATAATTCTGATCGTGAGAAGAAGGATGTTGAGAACGCTCTTGCTGTTGTAAAAAAGGGGTCCCAGGAAGAACTTGATTTGAAATTGCACCAGTTGGAATTGCAACGTGAAGCAGAAATTGATGCAGCAGAGAAAACAGGTGAAGATGTTTTTCTCATTGACGACAAATATGCAAAAAAGAAACAAGAACTTTACGAAAGACATGCATCCGATCAGGTGCAATTAATTGCAGAGAATGCAGCGCATGAGCAGGAAATCCGGGATGCTGCCTATGTTATGGATACGCTTGCTCTTAAAAAACAGTTAGCTTCTAAGGAAATAACCCAGCAGGAGTATGCAGAACTTGAGTATCAGTTAAAATTAGATTATGTACGTAAAACCTCGGAAGCTGCCATTGACGCTTTGGAATCCGAACTTGCTACTGCCAACTTGAGTACGGACAAAAGGGAGAAACTTGAGGAGAAACTTGCAAAATTGAAAGTGGACCTTGCCCAAAAAGAAGCAGAAACAGAAATAGATGCTATCAATAAAGTTACTAAAGCGGATGAGAAAGCACAGAAAGAACGTCAGAGGAATCTGAAAAAATGGCTTCAAACTGCATCTCAAGCAGTGGGTGCTATTGGTGATCTAGTCTCTACTATTTATGATGGTCAGATTCAGAAAATAGAAGAAGAGCAGGAAGCTAATGATGAGAAATATGATAAGGATGTAGAACGAATACAGAATCTAGCTGATTCGGGAGCAATCTCCGAAGAAGAAGCAGAAGCTCGTAAGCGTGCGGCCAAGGAAAGAACTGAAGCTAAGAATGCTGAACTTGAAAAACAAAAACAAGAAATGGCACGTAAACAAGCCATTTGGGAAAAGGCGACTAGTGTCGCTCAAGCTGGAATAGCCACTGCACTGGCAATAACTGAAGCTTTACCGAATATTCCTTTATCTATTGTTATTGGTGCCATGGGAGCAATTCAGGTTGCAACTATTCTTGCAACTCCTATTCCTTCCTATGCAGACGGTACTCAAGGTAATGATAGGCATCCCGGCGGTACCGCTTTAGTTGGTGATGCCGGTAAACATGAAGTTATCATGTATTCCGGAAAAGCATGGATTACTCCTGATACTCCAACTTTAGTTGATATTCCTAAAGGTGCGCAAGTCTTTCCTGATGTTGATAAGGTAGATATCTCTAATTTTGATATACCGGATTGGGACTTTCCCACATTTTCACCGACATATTTTGCATCTTCTTCCGGTGACACCATTGTTTTCAATGATTATTCCCGGTTAGAAAAAAGGGTTGATAGAACAAATTTCCTTTTGATGAAGAGTCTAAAAATGCAACGCCAAGATGCTTCTAACCGTGAATTTGAACTGTATAAGTTATCTAAACTGAAATAGCCATGATTGAAAGATTAAATCAGATAACATTGAGTGATTTCATTGAACTTTCATGCGGAAACTATGCTTGTTTGCTTTCGGACTGCAAATCTATGTCCGAAAGCACGCTTAAAGAAATAGCGTCTAAATTACTTGTCGAATACAGAAGTATTGTTAATCCTTCAAATATGAAGGCTATGGTAATGGATAAAGAGGATATGCTGAAAGAACGTACCAAACTATTGAGTCTTCGTATTTGTCAGGCTCTTGTTTCTCTTGGCTTTTATGATGATGTTCGTCAGGTATTGGGTCAACTAAATGTAGATACCCGAAATATGAGTGATGAACAAGTAATATCGAAGATTGATTATTTACTTCATTCTGCAATTTTTGAGCAAAAACGGAATGAGGAAAGACGCAGTGAGGAACATAAAGGAAGTAAGGCTACTCCTGAACAAATTCGTTCTTCTTTTGATGCAGAGATTGCTTTTCTAATGACATTCTTTAAAATGAGTATTGATTCCCGCGTAATTAATGCTGCTGTCTATGCGAATATCGTTCATCAAGCTGATGTTGAAATATCGATCAGAAAAAGAAGCACATGATAATATTGGTATTACATATATGCTGTAATTCGATTAATTTTTAATTAAAGCGAATTATTTCATACAGTCGTTTGTACATCTCCTTTAGAATCACAAACGACTTTTTTATGAATAGAAAAAACAGCATCCATTGTATAAATAGGCATTTATACAATGTTTTATTGTCAGAATTACGTACATTAGAGACGAAGTGTAATCGGATAACGGCAGAAGTGTCCGAGGTAAAAAAAATGATTGCCTTATTGCCCCCCGATATAGGCACTCTTATTAGTTCAATCGAGCGTTCTGCTAAGGAAATGCACGAACAAAGTATCATGCACCGGAAATATGTGGAAAGGTGCATTAATGGCGAACCGAAGATACACCTAATAAGGAGGGCTGACAATGGACTTTGAAAAGGAATTATCAGAAATATATCCTTGGATATTAAAGGTGGCAAGAAAATTCTGCTGTTCCATGCAAGATGCTGAAGACTTAGCCGGTGATACAGTTTATAAGCTACTTGTGAATCGTGATAAATTTGATTGTTCTAAACCACTTCAACCGTGGTGCCTTATTATAATGAGGAATACTTATATAATAAGATACAATAGAAATTCCCTTATACATTTTACAGGGCTTGATATGGTAGACGGAAGTGCCATTTCTAACTGTACAGCTCATTCAATACTGTTTGATGATTTGGTTTCCACAATACAACGGTGTGCTAAAAAATCCCGTTGTATTGATAGTGTGATGTATTATGCTAGTGGGTATTCATATGATGAGATAAGTGAAATCCTGAACATTCCTGTTGGAACTGTAAGAAGTCGTATTTCTTCTGGTCGGAAAATGCTACTTCAAGAATTCAAATATTAATAGTGTGACTTATTAGAGAATTAACTTTATAATATCACGAAAATATATTATGTTTGAATATTTAATTTTGAATAATTTTTTTATAAACTATAATGGATGAAAAAATAATAACCACAAATGAATTGGAGGTACTTGCTAATGAATTTTATGGTTCTAAAATAACGCAAGAAGAGTATTTTTCTAGGTTGGATGATATAGATTGTTATCAGGCACATTATTTGAAAGCACGTGTGTATTTGGATAAGCAAGATTTATCTAACGCAATGATAGAAATTAATACTTCTATTCATATGATTGAAGCGTATGATGAAAATGATTTAAAGTGTGAGTTGGGAACTTTTTTCCCTTCTTTGCAAGCATATGTTTATAGAGCTGCAGGAGAAATATATGCAATCCTAGGTGAACAAGATAAAGCGACTGAATTTTACATAAAGTCACAGTATTATTCTATCCAATTAAAGTCTGATTTTGACGGTGTAAAGTCAGGAATTGTTTATTCATTTAGAAGTGTGAGTATTTATTCTTTGTCTGATTTAATATCAAATACTATAACAGTGTGTCATCCTTCTAAAATGAATGACCCCTTTGATAGTCTATTTCTTTTGTGGTCAAGTGAAAGTAATTTGAATAGAATTTGTAAAAATAATGCTCATATAAAGCCTTTCAGTGACTCTTTTCAATATTTTAAAATTAGAAGTTTTGTCGGAAATAAAAAATTAAGTTTAGATAATAACCTAATAAGAAAGGTGGTCATGTGGTCTCATTATGCTGATGCTCATAAAGGTTTTTGTATTAGATATAAACTTTCAACGGTATTTATAAAACAGGCTCAGGGTAATGGTTATTCTCATAAATATTTAAAGAGGGTGCATTATCTCTCTAAAAATGAGAAATGTGATATTTTAACTAAAAAGAAAGATACAAATAGTTTGTTTATATGGAAATCTACAGAATGGAAATATGAAAATGAAATAAGATTAATTAGTTATGACCCAAGCTGTAAAGATGATCATCTTCAAATTCCTCTTGATAAGAACTCTATGATTGAAGCGATTTATTTCGGTTATAGATGCGTTGAAAGTAATGTAAAGAATATAATGCAAATTTTAGGAGAAGGAGTTCAGTATTTTAAGATGGATTATGATCCTAATAACGTTTATAAGTTGAAAGTGAATAAAATCTTATATAAAGACTATATTGATACATAGTTTTTAAGTTGATTCCGGTTACCTTATAAATTCTATTTTTACTAGATAATTTCGTAATATGCTTAAAATCTGATGCTTACATCTGTGTTTTGTAATGCGTGATTTTCAAGAATTTAGCCAATCGGAAAACCGGTTGGCTTTTTCTATATATTTGCTCGTGAACGTTCAAAAGGAGTTAAAATGCTTTGTAAATATGTACTTACCGTTGATAGTATTTCCTATGATATTCCCAAATCTTGTATTCAGAATTGGGATGAAATAAAGTTTTCCCGTAAACGCTCCGGACTTGAAGGAATAACTAGAACCTTTACTTCAAAATTCCAGTTTGTGGGAGAAGCCTATGATCTCATATTGGAGGAGTATTTGAGCAAATACCTAGCTTCTAATGCTAGTATCACTGTTTATACTATAACTAATTCTCATACTTATGAAGAATTCTTCAGTTGCCGACTGGATTTCGGTTCATTGACCTATGATGGAAATACTGTTTCTATTAATTCGATAGATGATAGTGTCGCTAATATCATAAAGGCTAACAAAGGAACGCAGTACGAATATTCGGTAGATGAGATAAAAGATGTATATCAGCTTTATTATGATAGACTACCGTTTAATTACTACGCGAACTATATATGTGGTGGATACTCTTTAGAAGATGGAGGGCAATATGTTGATTTCTCAAGAGATATAACAGGAAAAACTATATTCCAGTCTCTTCCATTGGAAGTCGTAGAAAAAGACTTACCAGAATCAGATAGTCCTGTAGAAATAAATTCTGTGACTTTAGATACTTCTGTACCTGCTTTTTTAAGGGCGCATAAACCAGTCAAGGTATATATAACCCCCGAATTCAACTTTTATTTAGGCAGAGGAGATGTAATGTTGACACTTGCTAAAGTTGATGGGAACGGTACCACAAGCACTATTGCGAGTTGGATAAATACCGATTATTCAGGAAATACACATACAACAGAAAAAGACACTTATAGACCCGAACAATATCGGGATGTTTATGCAATAGATCTTCAAGATGGTGAATGTCTTCAATTTGTCATACATGATCCGATAGGTAATATGAATGTTAACGGACCTGGAAAGGTGTATTTTTCTAAATATTCACTACAGATTAAATGGACTTCAATAGCATCACCTATCAATATAGATGTGGTAAAACCTATTACTGTTCTGAATAGTTTGCTCAAAAGTATGAATGGTGGTAAAGGGGGTATAAAAGGCGAGATAGCTTCCGGTGTAGACAATCGGTTGGACAATTGCCTTATTTTGGCTGCCGAAAGTATTCGTGGGATATTGTCTGCTAAATTATATACCTCATATACGAAGTTTGTAGACTGGATGGAAGCCTGTTTTGGCTTTGTTCAGAAGATTGAGGGGGATATTGTAAAGTTTGTCCATCGTGACAGCTTATTTACTTTTAATGGTAATAAGAATATATCAAGAAACATTTCAGATTTTCAATTTAAAGTAGACAGTTCTAGGATATATGCACGAGTTAAAGTTGGTTATGATAAAGTTGATTATGAATGCTTGAATGGTCGTGATGAATTTCGATTTACTGCTGAATATACTACTGGATTGCAAGTAACAGATAATACACTAGAGTTAGTGAGCCCTTATCGTGCAGATGCTTATGGCTTGGAAATCGTGTCACAGAAAAGGGGAAGTAGTTCTACTGATAACGAAAGTGATAATGATGTGTTTATCGTTGGCGCAATGCTCGCTTATAATAAGGTTATTGGGAAAGCGGAATATGTACTAGAAAGGAATGCGGATTGGAAGATTGCAGGTGTTCTAAATCCTGATGCAATGTTTAATGTTATGTATTGGCAGAAAGCTATGTTGAAAGCTAATGCTAAGTATATTGGCATGTTCGCTGATTCTCTTCATTATGCTTCTTCGGATGGGAATAGCAATGTTATAGTCAATGATGTGAAATTAACTGATGACTTTATACTTGAAGAGCATTTGGTCACTTGTGGAGATGTTTCATTTACAACCTTTGATGAGGATATTCCACAAACAGATGATGGAACGATTAAGATTCAAAAAGGTGGCCTTGTTTACGAAGGTTACATCAAAGAGGTGAGTAGTACAGTTGAGAGAAACGAGGGAGTGAAGTATGATTTATTTGTCCGTTCAATAACAAAAGCCTAGAATATGATTATAAGTCCGTTTACCCCACTGTTTTTTTCTCCGTCTACCGATAAATTTGGAGCGAAAAGTAAATATGTGCAGTTATTCGCACGTACAGACAGGATTTTTGTTGAATTGATTTTGACACCCAAAGAGCAGGAGCCTATTGTTTACATTAATAATCTTTTAAGTAATATATCTACACTTGTATCATTAAGCTCATGGAAGATGAATGATGATAAGATTCTCTATTTCTATAACATTTCATTGCTTCCATGTGGATATTATACTGTAACAGTTAATGGGAATACGAGTGAGATTTTTAAAGTTACGGATGATGAGTGTGAGTTATCAGAAACCAGCCTTATTCAGTATTCAATGAAAGATAATAAGCAGCGTCTTGATGCTGTCTGGTGGATAGATGGGATGCAATACTTTTTTGATTTTCGAGTTCCTGGTGGTTTCAAAGATAACGGATGGACGTTCGGTGTGGATAATGAGCAGTTCGTGACTTCTGATGAGGATATTGTTGAGCTATTCAGCCACGAATATACAACTATATTATTCACGCTTGGAAATGGGATGGGATGCCCTGTATGGTTTGCTGAATTATTGAATCGTGTCTTATGCTGTAATTACGTCTACTTTGATGGTATTCGATATGCAAGAAAGGAAAGTAATGTTCCGGAACTTAACCAGCAAATCGAAGGATTGAAGAGTTTTGTGTTCAATCAAATGTTACAGAAGGTAAGAACGATGAATCCAGTTTTGGAATGGAATAACCAGCTTGCTATGAGGTGTGTACAAAGCGGGGCTTATAGGATAGCAGATGATGAAGGAATACGTAGTATCAAGTATGGTTCAGAAAGTGAGGTTGCAGAGGTCGGAGCATATATCAATATGACTAAGGCTATTCCTAATACTGGAGTTTCTATTAATAGTGATACTATGGTTACTGTCAACAGTATTCATCACCCAGGTGTTGATGAAAATTCATATTGGGATTTGATTGCAATCAAGACGACTGACATAGATAACAAGTATATTGGTAGAAGAGGTTACGGTAAACTTACAGTTAATGGACTGGATAGACTAAAGAACGATTTGGACAACGGTTCGATAAATTTGCGTGCTGTACTATATAAAGGAGATTCGTATACTAACCTCATTGAAGGGAGTGTAATCAGTAGGGATGGTGTATGTGTCTTGAAAGGTATTAACGGTGGAGATATTGGTGCTCTGAAGGAGTTCCAACTTTATCTTGATAATGTCTATGAGTGCGACATGGATAATCTTGGTATGACCATTGAGCTTGTATGGGTATATGAAAATGATTAAAAAAGAGAATTATGACAGAAACAGAAAAACAACAGATTATTAGCCTTGTGTTACAAGCGTTGAAGACAAACTGTCTTACAATAGAGCAACTGACTGATACAACAGAGCTATCCAAAGATATGTACGTTGAAGTTAGTGGCGGTCGGAAAATATCTATTGATTTACTTTCAAGTACCATTGCTAAAATGGTGAATGGGGATTTTGATGCATTAGTGGAGAATGTCAATAAGATTGCAAAAGATTTATCGGATGGAGACGCCGAGTTATTGAAACGTATAACAGGAGTGTCTGATAAATCCAATCCTTTGACTGACCCATTTAAAAGTATTGGCTCTTTTACTACTATTGGTAGCTTTAAAGATAAATTAAAAACAATGTATTCCGGGGATTCTTCTATTGGGAATTATCGGTGTATTTTGTCTGTTGATTCGTCTAAGATTCCTGTAAATATACAAATTGAACGGTTGGAGCTTAATAAGGTTTGTCAATCATTCACTTCGTGTATACAACTGGCTACCATGTCAGACAATGCCGAAAGTGTATATTTAGGTACAGTTTGTACAATCTCACGAATAGGTATTGTTTCCAATGAGAGTGTTACATGGGGCAAATGGACCTCTGTAATAAATGACTTTGAGGAAAGGATAGGAAAAGCGAACGGTATCGCTCCTTTGAACGAAGAAAGTAAAGTTCCTTCTGAATGTCTGCCTGAACCGTTGTCTCTTGGGGAAGGTGAAGAAGAAGCTTTCCCCGGCAACCGTGGAAAGTCTTTGGAAGATACAATGAAAAATATCCCTTCCGATATAATCAAACCGGGTTCTTTCTCCGTCCTGTCTGACGCTTCCTATCTCAATGTGTATTTTAAGAAAGTGTCCAAAACAACCGGTAAAGAAACGGATGACAGCTTCCGTCTGCCTTCTGCTACCCTTGAACAAGCCGGCCTTTTGTCCGCCGAGGATAAGCAAGCCCTTGAGGATATGAAGAGCGGCACGCCCGCTGATGATGTAACACACCCCATCGTCATTGTTGATGAGATCCGCCCATTGAAAGACGGCTACTATACCCTTGAAACCGCTATTGCTGCCATTGTCTCCTATCAACAGGAATCTGGCGTCAAATATGAGCGAACGGGTCTCATCATTACTTACAAAACAGGCGAGTATGAAATGGAAACCCGGCAGTTCCAGGGTGCTGTGTCCGATTTTGCGACCCCTTCTCTTTGGAAACCCTTCGGGAATGGTGGTGGCGGTTCCGTTTTTGAAACTTCCGATGAACCGGCGGAAGGGGGAAAGGACGCCTTTTCAACTGGTGGCGCCTATGCCTATGTTCCGGCTAACCTCGACGTAAACGTGGAAACAGAAGGCATTGTAAAACTTCAGATGAAGAACGCTGCCGGTGAAACCCTTGGCGATGAAGTGCAGTTCGCTATCGGCACGGGTGGCGGCGGTCAAACTGGTGGTACCATTGTTGCCATTGCTTTCCAGTCGACACCTGTCTATGGCTCTTACGGCTCCACGCTACGAACCTTTGCCGCCATTCGTTCCGTGACCTCGAACGGTGTCGAATCCTCTGACAACCTGATTGAGAAACTGGAACTCGTAGACCGTGAAAGCGGGCTTACCGTCTGGACTGAAACCGTCAACAAAGCATCTTCCGGTGACATGAAGGACTTCTCCTTTGAACTGGACTTCACCACATACTTTACGGCTGCTGGTACTCGGAAATTCAAGCTGATAGCCACTGACGAAAGCGGCAACACCGGTTCCAAGAATGTCAATGTAACAGCTGTTGATATTACCTGTACCTGTGTGCAGGTGCTCAACTATACCCCTGAAACTCTGCTTACTCCGACAACTGAAAGTTTCAGCCTTCCACTCTATAAGTTCGGAAACAACACCTCTGATAAAGGTATCAGTGCCCAGGTTGACATCAAGATTAATGATGAATGGCAATCCCTGTCTACCACCGTTGTAAATGACAACTACTCGCACTCCGTTGTAATCCGCCCTGCTTCCCTCGGCCTAGAACACGGTACCTATCCCTTGCGCATCCAAGGAACGGATGTCGCATCCGGAGTGAAAGGAAATGTCATCTACACGGCTGTCATGGTAATTGACCCGAATAGTTCCACACCTCTTGTCGCCTTGAGATACGATGATAAAAACGGTGGAGTAGTCCGACTGTACGAAACCGTAGAACTTGATGTTGCCTGTTATGACCCGTTGGAAATGACTTCACCCGTCAGCGTGAAAGCCAATAACGTGCAGGTAACACAAATTGCTGCCAGTCGTAACAAAACCTATCAGGTCAAACAACAACTGCAGGGCTACAAGGCTGACGGCACCGATACGGTCAACTATACTGCCGTATGCAAGGACGTGACTAGCGAACCTGTCCGGGTGACAGTTAGCGGTTCCGCCATTGACGCCGCCATAAAAGAAGGCGCCATCTATAACTTTGACTTCTCATCCCGTACCAATCAGGAAACTGACCATAGCATTGTCAGCGGTAATTATGAAATGAAAGTGGACGGTGCCAACTGGACTACCAACGGTTTTGGCACATTCTTGGGTGAGAACTGCCTTCGCGTAGCCGAGAATGTGGGCGTGTCATTAAACCATGCCCCGTTTGCCGGCTCGTCCATCGAATCCAACGGTGCCGCCATCCAGTTCGCTTTCGCTTCCAAGAACGTGACCGATGATGATGCCCTGCTCCTTAGCTGCTATGACGAAACGTCCGGTGCCGGCTTCTATGTCACCGGCCGGGTGGTCGGCATCTTCTGTAACAATGGCGTTTCCCGTCGTGAAGAACGCGCCTATCGACAGGGTGAAAAGATAACCGTAGCCGTGGTTGTTGAACCTGCAAGCAACTACGTTGAACGTGACGGCACACGGTATTCCATGATGAAACTCTTCCTCAACGGTGAGGAAGTCGCCTGCCTTGGTTATGTTCCGGGCGGCGGCTCCCTGATTCAGACCAAGTATATAACGATGGACGGCAAACTGGGTGATTTGTATCTTTATTACATGATGGCCTGGAACTCCTATATGGAATGGGCACAGGCGTTCAAGAACTACCTTGTCCGTCTGACCGATACAGAGGTAATGGTGAAGGAATACGCCTTTGAGGACATCCTTAAAAGCCAGACAGCCGAGGGTAGTACCCAAAGCCGCCCGTCGGCTGCCGAAATCTATTCACGCGGTATGCCTTACATTGTCGAATGCCCCTATGAAGGCTCCGATATAGAAGCACTGGACGGCACCACTTCCACCAGTACGAAGATATACATCACGCTCTATTACTTTGACCCCGAACGCCCGTGGCGTAACTTCAAGGCCGTGAGTGTCCAAACCCGCAACCAGGGAACCACCTCTGCCAAACGCCCGGTAAAGAATAAACGCTACTACCTCGCCAAGAGCAAAGGCAAAAACAAGGACACTCGAATCATACTACTTAATCCGGACGATACGACGGAGGAAGGACGCCGTGCAATAGCCTTGGCTGCCATCAACAAGGTACAGGTCGGTGATAATACAATCCCGGTCGATGTCATTACCGTAAAAGTCGATTACTCCGATTCCGGTAATGCGAACGACTGCGGCGCCTGTGAAATGATGAACGTTACATACCGTGCCTTAGGTGGTAACTATATGACACCTGTCCAACGTGCATTTGACGGAACATTTGACAGCGGTGACTTGCATATCGAAGACTTGCAGATGAACCACTCTACCGCCAATCACCCGGTAGCCACCTATCGGTGTAAGGATGACAGCCTGCAAAACGTCTATTTCCATGCCAAAGGCAACTGGAAAGAAGACAAAGGGGAACAGTTCGCCCTCGGCTTCAAAGATACCCCCGGCTATAACAAAGGTTGCCTGAATTATGGTGACTTCATAGAGTTCTTCGGTACTCCTGACGAAACTTTAGACGCAATTGAGATACGCTTCAAACAGACTGACGGACTCGATACGGACAGCGTGTACCTGCTTTCCCTGTATTGCGGTAGTTCGTACCGGATAATGAGGTATCAGGACAGCTCATGGAAAAAGCAGTCCGGTTCCATGAAGTATGAAAACGGCAAATGGAATGTCACCGGTGACGTCCTGAATCCGGTTGAAGGTTTCGAACTTCTTAACTACCAAGGTATGGACTGGTTTCAGGGCGTCGGTTCTGTTCAGGATATGATGGCCATGAAAACGGACAAGTCCTCATGGGTTCAAAAACTCGTGGATAACGGAACTATCTCTGCTGATACCTTCCCGGCATGGACTTACTACTTTGAATCGCTTGTCGATGATGACCAGCTCGCCATTGATTACGCTTTGGGTAAGAAAGTGCCGTATAACCTCTACCGATGGTTGCGCTTCTGTGATTCCTGCGATTACTCCAAAGGCGGGAACTGGCAAAGAACATGGAAGGAAAACCTGTATAAATACGCCTGCCCAGAAAGTGTCTTGAGTTATGACATCTTCACCGACTACCTTGCCGCCACTGACCAACGCGCCAAGAATATGCAGCCGATGTGGTTCTTGGAAGAGTATGCTTCCGTAACAGACGGTGTGTACAGCTCCGAGGATGCCATGCGCATGTACCTGAATAAAATCTATGACTGTGATACGCTCAATAGCAAGGACAACGACGGTGGTTGCACGGTTGACGCCGAGGTGGACCCCAACCGGACGAGCGATGAAACATTCACTAACCCTTATGCTGGCTACGGCTCCGTTCTGTTTAATAACATCTATCTCCAGCAAGTAGTGTGGACTGACTCATCCGGTACGGAACTCTCCCTGCGTACCGTTGCCGCCGCCATGCGTAACGTTCAGGCGACCATTGACGGCGTCACCCTGCACCCGTTCTCACCCGAAGGAGCTACGCATTTCTTCATTGACAAACGGCTCAAAAAATGGCAGAAACTGGTTAGTTCTTACGACGGTGAACGGAAATATATCTCCTATACCGCCACCTCTGATGCTATTTACTTCTATGCCCTGCAAGGTCTTGGACTTACCGCCCTTCCGTCTTTCATCGAAAGACGTTGGCGTATTCGTGACGGCTATTTCCAAACCGGTGATTTCTTCAGCGGTGTAATTTCCGGGCGCGTATCTTCCAAATCAAACGCCACCATCCGGATTGTCGCTGCTAAAAACGGTTACTTCGGTGTCGGCAATGACGCTAGCGGCAACCTTTCCGAAAGCTGCTTCCTTGAAGCGGGCGAAGAATATGTATTCACCAACTTCTCACATGAGGAAGGCGCCTTGCTGTATATCTATCAGGCTGACCGCATGAAGCTGCTCGACCTGTCTGAAATCTCCCTGTCAAGTACGGTGAGCTTCTCCGCCATGCAACTTGTGGAAACCCTTATCTTGGGATCTGACACCCATACAGAACAATCCATCGGTTCTTACGCACCGCTTACCTCGCTGAACTGCGGCGAAATGCCCTTCCTCGTATCACTCGATATCCGGAACACACAAATCGCTACGCTCGTCACCGACAAATGCCCACGTATCGCCCATATCAATGCGTCCGGTAGCAAACTGGAGAACATCACTCTTGCAGAGACTTCTCCGATTAATGACATCTCTCTTCCAGCAACAATGACAAGCCTCCGTTTTGTCGGTCTTCCTGAACTGACCTATACAGGTCTTTCCGCCCCGTCCGGCCTGCAAATAGAATCCATGCCGAACGTCCAACGCCTGCGTCTTGAAACGTCGCCTAAACTTGACGCCATTCAGATGCTCCGTGACGTCCTCGCTTCACAAACGGCATCCCGTAAACTTTCCATGCTCCGTATCTCGAACATGACACTGAAGGCTGACGGCTCCGAGCTTCTTGCCATTCTCGAATATGGAGTTGCCGGAATGGATGAGGACGGCAACAGACAGGATAAACCGGTAGTCAACGGCACGTATGAACTGACAGTTATCCGTGAAACGGATGAAATCGAATCCCTTGAATCCGGTATCGACGGCCTTGTCATCCTTACCGTCATAGATGCCTACATCGACCTGATCAACTGGTTCAATAATGAGTCTTATGGCGGAGAACCGTACTACGATAACGTAACGCTGGACAACATCAATGAAGTCCTTGAATATTATAACGGCGAAACCTACGAAGAATATCTCGAACGCTTCGCTGAAGACAATATGGATATTAATGATTTAATCAACAAGTAACTATGACGAATGAACAAAGCGCAACGCTGCTTCGCTTGAATAAACAGGCACAAGTGGCAGCACTGAACGCCGTGGGCTTCTCGGATGTCACCGAGAATTCCCGCGCATCTGAATTTGGACAACGTATCAAGTGGGCTGCCGGCCTGTTTGATTTGAATCTTGCCTGTAACCGCATCTCGGATAACTCCAAATGGTATTTCACCCGTGAGGAATGGGATTCCCTCACGGTTACCAACAAACAGTTGTTTATCAAACGCGGTCTTCGTATCCGGGCACATGGACACTCCTTCGTAATTTCCGCCCAGGAGTGCTATAATGCCGACATGACTACCACCTTCTACTGGGGCGGTCAGGGCAAAGCCATAGATGGCCTGAATCAAAAAGGACTGGGCGCCATGTATGGCTGCTTCACGGGTGAGGAAGATACTGACCTCATTATCGCAACTCTGAAAGACCAAAATAATAGTGGTGTGATCGGTGCGCCAGCTGCCGAAGCCGCCCGTGCATACCGTGCCTACACTTTGGAAAGTGACGGTATCGAGGATGAATCCAACTGGTTCCTTCCTTCATCTGGCCAAATGCTTCTGATGTACCGCTACCGCGATAAAATCAATGAGATGATGCGTACCTTTTGGAGTAGTGACAGTATGCTGATGACTGATAAATACTACTGGTCATCAACAATTTGGGATACTAACTCCGCCTGGGCGTTCGAACTGAATACCGGGCGTATTACGAATCAAAACAAAAATTCAGCCCTTCTTCATGTGAGAGCTGTTGCTTCCGAATAGTATTAACTTAATATTATACAATAAAATGGATAAAAATATCGCCAACGCCATGCTTCTGCGCTTGAATAAACAAGACCAGATAGAAGCCTTAAAATCAATAGGTTTTACAACCGTGAATGAAAACACCCCCGCAAGCGACATCGCCAAATATATGCAATGGTCAGGTACGCTTCTTGACCTTTCTTTGGCTACGCTCCGAATTGAAGACGGTGAACAAGTCTTTTTCACGGCTTCCGAATGGAACTCCATGAGCGCGAATAACCGCTCCAAGTATATCCGTATCGGCATCCGACTTCGCGCCGAATGCCACCAGTTCATTATCGCCAAAAGCGACTGCATTGACGCAGGCGGCAACAAAACGTTCAAATGGGGTGGCTACGGTACCGACCTGCGCGGCCTGAAAAACTACGGCAGTGGTAACCAAGGACTCTATGATACCTTCGACGGCAAAGAAAATACCGATGTTATAATAGAAACCCTTGCAGGCGTCAAGGACACCCAGGGAACTGTCGGTGCCCCTGCCGCCGAAGTTGCCAGAGCCTATAAAGCCTGTACGCTTGAATCTGACGGAATTGAAGATACAACCGTGTGGAACCTGCCCGCATTGGGTGAACTTATGCTTATGGCCAAGTATAAAACCGAAATCAATGAGCTCATAACTTCTATGTTTGGTAATCAAAATATATTTACAAACGACTGGTATTGGTCTAGTACCGAATATGACGCTTCCAGCAGTTGGATCGTGAACTTCACCGGCGGGA